GGTTCATTATCGGATAAACAAAAAGAAAAAATATTCGGTAATGGTAAACGATGGATGAATTTAGAGGTTATGTATCCAGCAACTGCAAATGTAATTGACTATGATGTGGCAGAAATAATATTTCATGGAACATTAGAGTATGATGAAAGTGGTAGACCAATAGGTCAACCAAAAGATTCTGCGAGAATGTTGGCGGGTATGATTAAACAAGTGAATCAAAATATACAAAAAACATTTAAGATTGGTAAACCAAACTTTTTAAAGGTTCCTAAACATCAAGATTTTGATAAATTACAGAAAATTTATTTGGGTAGATTGAAAAGATTACAATCAACATATGCACTAAGTGATAAAGATACATTGGGTATGTATCATGAATCATATTGGAGAGAGTATATCTTCAATGCAAGTAAACAATTTAAAGTAAAGTTAAAACCAATACAATTTGCTAAGTTGGTTAAGAGGTGGGCATATTTTGATAAATCATATAAGATTCAACAAATTAAAAAAGACTTTGGTAAAAATGAAAAGTTCTTAGATTGGATATTAAAAACAGATAAGTTTGACCATAATAAAATTTTTAAAGATAACATAAAACCATTTGAGGTATTGTTCTTCGATGTAGGAGCACAAATACTGAAAAACATAAGTGGTTACATGGCAGCGAATCCTGATAAGGCAGTTCAAAAAGTTCGTGATGAAATGGAAAAGGCATATCGAGATTTAAGTAAAAAAGGTAATGTAGAAAAATTAAAAAAACTAAAAACACAAATTGAAAAACTACAAGCGATTGGTGGATTAAAATCAATTGTTCCAAGTGAGGGTATTGTATTCAAATACAAAGGTAAAGTGTATAAGTTCACAGGAGCATTTGCACCAATCAATCAAATACTTGGTAGTATAAAATTTGGATAGGAGTTATAATGGCAAATTATAGTAAAGAAAGTAAACGACAAAACAAGGCGTTATCAGATTTACTTTCAGGTAAAACTTATGAAAAAGATTATGTTCAAGTAGGATACGAGGGTAAACAAGAAAATCTTGGTGGTAAAACTCGTGAGGGTAAGATGACAAAAATTATGAAAGATGTCAGAATGCCTTGGTTTTGTCCTAAATGCACAAAGGCAATGAAGAAAAAACTTGATAGAAAGTTTTGGTCTACACAAGGACATTGTTTTGATTGTCAAATAGAATATGAAAATAAACTCAAAATGAAAGGTGAGTTTAATAAATATGCCCAAACTAAAATATTAGAAAATCAAAAGGCATACCTAAGAGATATGGAACAAAGTATTGATGACTTTGAGAAGACTGATGGTAAACAATCATGGTTTAATTCAGTAGGTGTTAATGATGTTGAATTAGAAGAAGAAAAATGGGAAATGGGTAAAGAAGAATTTGCAAAAGTTGTCAATGAGGCAAGAGAATTCATTAAAAATGCACGAGAAAATGTTGAGAAAGCAGAAAAACAACTACAAGGAGATAAGTAATGGGTATCATTGAAATGATAATGAATCTATTTTTTGGTGGAAAGAAAAAAGAAGAAGTCAAAAAATTAGATAAGGCAATCAAAGTAAAAAACGAAGAGGTTAAAGACCTTGAGAAAAAAGTTGAGAAACTTGAGAAGAAGAAAAAAGTAAACAAAAAAGAAGTTGCTAATCTTAAGAGAAAAGTAACCAATACTAAAAAACAAATTTTAAAGGCCGAAGAAGCAGTCAAAACAGATGATGTTGATGAGGCAGTAAAATTTTTGAAGAAATTTAGTAAGTAATATATATTTATATATACATGAAATATTTTATTTACATATTATTTCTTGGTTTTTTGTTTGGGCAAGATACAAAAACTTACACCTTTTCAGAGGAAGAAGTTCTTGGGTTCACTAACAAAATCAAAGAATTAGAGTTAAAAGATAGTTTGAATGTATCTTTAGTGATGGATTTGGAAAAACAAATCTCACTATTGGAACAGAATTCTAAATCCGATTCTCTGATTATTGATTTTAGAACACAACAACTTCAGTTACAAGAACAGACGATTAATCTGTATAAGGAGAAAGTTAAAGTAGTGAAACCTAAATGGCACGAAAACAAATGGTTATGGTTTGTTTATGGTGTTGGGGCTACAGCGATTTCAGTTAATCTTGCAGGACAAATAAACTAATGGCAGAACAACTTAAAGAAGTAATCAAACAAGAGTATATTAAGTCTGCGAAAGACCCAGCGTATTTTTTAAGAAAGTATTGTGTGATACAACATCCAATCAAAGGTAAAGTTCCATTTGATTTGTATGACTTTCAAGAAAAAACAATTGAAGAATTTGAAGAACATCGTATGAATATCATACTGAAGGCTCGTCAGTTGGGTATATCCACTTTGACTGCAGGGTATGCATTATGGATGATGACCTTTCATCAAGATAAAAATATTCTTGTCATTGCGACTAAACAAGATGTTGCGAAGAACTTGGTAACGAAAGTTCGTGTTATGCACGCAAACTTACCAAGTTGGTTGAAACAAAGATGTGTTGAGGATAATAAATTATCACTACGATATGTTAATGGTTCACAAATCAAGGCAGTATCATCAGGTCCAGAAGCTGCTCGTTCTGAAGCTCTATCATTATTGATATTAGATGAGGCAGCATTTATTGATAAGATTGATGATATATGGACTGCATCTCAGGCTACCTTAACTACAGGTGGTCAATGTATTGCATTATCCACACCTAATGGTGTAGGTAATTGGTTCCATAAGACTTGGGTAGAAGCAGAAGAGGGTCGTGGTATGTTTAATTTTATTAAACTACATTGGACGGTTCATCCTGACAGAGACGAGACTTGGAGAAAAGAACAAGATGTTCTATTAGGGCCAAGTGGTGCTGCACAAGAATGTGATTGTGACTTCTTAACTTCAGGAACTGGTGTTATTGATGCCATACTATTAGAAAATTTAAGAAAGAAAGAATGTAAAGACCCAATAGAAAAAAGAGGAATTGATAGTAATTGTTGGATTTGGGAACCACCAAACTATACAAAGAATTATGTAGTGTGTGCGGATGTTGGTAGAGGAGATAGTGCAGACTATAGTGCGTTTCATGTCATAGATATTGATAGTGTTGAACAGGTGGCAGAATACAAAGGTAGGATAAATACTAAAGATTTTGGTAATATGTTAGTCAGTATTTCAACAGAATATAACGATGCCTTACTAATTATAGAAAACAATAATATTGGTTGGGCAACCATACAACAAGTGATAGATAGGGATTATCCTAATCTATTTTATACAAGTAAAGATTTACAATATATTGATGTTCAACATCAGTTGACCAACAAATATAGAACAAGTGAAAGAAATATGGTGGCAGGATTTTCAACCACAATGAAAACTCGTCCACTAATTATTTCTAAACTTGAAGAATATTTTAGAGATGAATCAGTAGTGGTTCGTTCTAATAGATTGATAGATGAATTATTAACATTCGTATATGTTAATAATAGAGCCGAGGCAATGGCAGGATACAATGATGATTTGGTAATGTCCTTTGCTATCGGATTATGGGTTCGTGATACTGCATTAAGATTACGAACTGAGGGAATTGAATTAACAAAGAAAACTTTATCTATGATAAACCAAGAGGGTGTGTATACACCTGATGAGAATCGAAATGATTCTTGGGAATGGGAGATAGGTAAAAATAAGAAAAAAGAGTCCTTAGAGTGGCTCTTGTAAGTGAGGTAAAAAATGGCAGATAGAACATTATTTGGTCGATTAAGACGATTATTTTCAACAAATGTGATTGTTAGGAATGTCGGTGGTAGAAAATTAAAAATCGCTGATACAGACCAAATACAACATCAATTGAAAAGTCATCTTGTTGATAGATACACAAAACTACACAACAATTTAGACTTAGTAGGAACAGGTTACTCAACCGTCCATCAGGTGATGGCTGCGAGACTTGCACTATTTAAAGACTATGAGTCAATGGATAGTGATAGTATTATATCAAGTGCATTAGATATATACTCTGATGAATCAACAATGAAATCAGAATATGGTAATGTCTTGGATATCAAATCAGAAAATGAAAACATTAAAGAAATTTTACATAATTTATTTTATGACATTATGAACATTGAGTTCAATTTATGGCCTTGGGTTCGTAATATGTGTAAGTATGGTGATTTCTTTTTACACTTAGATGTTAATGAGAAATTTGGTATTACTAATGTTATACCATTATCACCTTATGAAGTCATAAGAGCAGAGGGTGAAGACCCAGAAAATCCTTACTATACTAAGTTCTACTTAGAAAGTATCGAGGGTTCACATCCATATTTCGGTGCACAACAAAAATCAAAAAATAAAATCGAGTTTGAAAACTTCCAAATCGCACACTTTAGATTGGCAAGTGATAGTAACTTCCTACCTTATGGTAAAAGTATGATGGAATCGGCTCGTAAGGTTTGGAAACAATTAACTCTTATGGAAGATGCAATGTTGATTCATAGAGTTATGAGAGCACCATCAAAAAGAATTTTTAAAATTGACATTGGAAACATACCACCAAATGAGGTTGACAATTATATGCAAAGAATTATCAACAAGATGAAGAAAACACCATTCATCGATGAGGCAACTGGTGAGTATAATCTTAAATACAATGTTCAAAACTTAACAGAAGATTTCTTCTTACCTGTTCGTGGTGGAGATAGTGGAACTGAAATCAATGAGTTGGGTGGATTAGATTATGATTCAACTGATGATATTGAATACTTGAAAAACAAAATGTTGGCTTCTTTGAGAGTTCCAAAGGCATTCTTAGGATTTGATGAAAATGTCGGTGGTAAAGCTACATTGGCAGCAGAGGATGTTCGATTCGCGAGAACTATTGAGAGAATACAAAGAATTGTAGTATCAGAGTTAACAAAGATTGCAGTTGTTCACTTATACTCACAAGGATATACAGATGCAGAGTTAGTTAATTTTGAATTGAATTTAACAAATCCATCAACAATGTATGACCAAGAAAAGGTTGAATTGTGGGGACAGAAAGTTGGATTGGCTCGTGATATGATTAGTGATAAGTTATTACCAAGTGAATGGGTATATGATAATGTATTTAATTTTTCAAAAGATGAAAAAGATATAATACGAAATCAAATCATTGAAGACCAAAAAACTAAATTTAGACATGAACAAATTGAACAAGAGGGTAATGACCCTGCTCAAAGTGGTGAATCAGTTGGAACACCAAGTGATATGCAATCACAAGGTGGATTTGATGAAGATAGTTCATCTGGTTCTGTATTTAGAGATGAGGGTGGTTCCGAAGAGGGTGGTCATGATGGTGCAGGTAGACCTAAAGAAATGAATCACTATGGGAAAGATAGTGGAGCGAGAGGTCGTGACCCATTAGGTAAAGTTGGTAAAAAGACTTCACCTTTAGCATTAGCACATTATGATGCACTTGTTAAGTCATTGGGAAGTCAAAAAACTAAAGAAATACTATCTGAAACTCAAAGTTCTGAAGAGGTCGAGAAAGAATATGAAGATTATAAAAAAAATAAGTAAAAAGGGTAGATAAAATACACATTTCTTGAAAGTTTTATATTTATTAATACTTAGGGAATATTTAACATTGGAGTCATTATGTCTCAGAACATTAAACACACAAAAATTAAAAATACAGGTATCTTGTATGAACTTTTAACACGACAAATTACGGTCGATGTGTTAAATGATATAAAGAAATCACCTGCAATTGAAATTTTTAAAGAATTTTTCAATAAACAGACAGAATTAGGTAAAGAATATGAACTTTACAAGATTTTGAATGAGAAAAAATACTCAAACGAGTCACATGCGGTAAAATTACTTGAGGCTGTTATTAAAAACAGAAAAAATTTATCAAATCGTAGACTAAATAACGAAAAATACAATTTAATTAAAACAATTAAAGAAAACTATAATGTAAAAGATTTCTTTAATACAAGAATTCCAAATTTTAAGATTTTGGCATCTATATACAAGGTTTTCGCAACAGAAACATCTAAAGAAAACTTTGGGCCAATCGAAAATACTGATTCTCACATAACTCTTGTTGAAAATATCATAAATAAAACAAAGAGTGAAAGTCAAGACTCTACTATAATTGAAAATTATAAAGACCAAGACAAAGATTTAAGACTTTTAACATATCAAGTATTAGTTGATAAATTTAATACTAAATATAAGTCTTTAAATGAGAGTCAGAAAAATCTATTAAAAGAATACATCAATAATGTTTCCAATACTAATTCCCTAAAATCATTTATTGATAGTGAGGTTACTAAAATTAAGAAGATTCTAAAGTCACATTTACCAAAAGTTGATGATGAAATTACAAAGATAAAATTATCAGAGGCTATATCACACGCAGACTCTACTACTAAGGGTAATAGTGTAAAGGATAAATCAGTAGTGACTTTGATGAGATATTATGAATTAATCAAGGAACTTGAAGATGTCACTAACCGAAAAACAACTTAAAGAACTACTCAAAAAAATAATTCGTAAAGAACTTCAAGAAAGAGAGATTGAAGAAGCTTCAACTTCTGCTGCAACTCCTGGATATATGACACCAAGAGCTTTTAGTGGTAAAGGTTCAATAGATGGTGTTCCATTGGATAGAAGAGATTCAATCGCAAGTGGTAGTGGATATTCTAAAGTAAATGAAGACAAAGACATAGGTCATCAAGATGATGAACCAAATATGTTAAGGTCAACTACTTTAGAGTTGATGGAATATAGTAAAAAACTTCATGATGCATTGAAAAAATATGATGATTCATCTGAAGAAGTAGACTTTCCTAATTGGTGGCAATCAAAACTAATCATATCAAAAGAATATTTACAAAAAGCATATCATTATTTAGATTCAGAAGAAAAGTTAAGTAATGAAGTTCAAACTGAACAGATTAATGAAGTGATGTTTGCAGTTAAAGTTGAGAAAGATGGTCAAACTATACAGACTATTGTTAATGCATCATCTAAATCACAGGCAAAAGCTAGAATCGCGAAAATACTTAAAGGTGGGTTGAAGGCAATTAAGGATGTTCAAAGAGTTCAACCAACTCTTGGTAAACAAATTGATAAAAAGATTGAGGGATTTAAAAGTGATGCACAGAGAAGAGCTGCATTCGCAAGTGGATATGAAGAAAAAGGTAAAAAGAAAAAGAAAGAGGGTGTAAATGAGGGTCGTTATCACCAATGGAGAAACGATGAAACCCTAACACCAAAACAAAAGATTGGTCGTTCAATGAGAGAAGTTAAAAACGCATTGAACTCATTATCCAAACAAATAGATTTTAATGTTCGTTTAAAGAATGAACTAAATGTAGATTCAAGTTCTTATTGGAAAACAACTCATAAGGCATTGAACTCAATATCAAAAAGATTAGTCAAGTTGGCTAATAAAGTTGGAAAATTACAATGATTAAACTATCAAGTATATTATTAGAAAAAGAAGACGATGGATATGTATCAATCGGTTTTGGTCGTTTCAAGAAGAAAGGTCAAGAAGATAAAGATGATGCAGATGTATATGTTAAAACTGATAAAGGTCAGTTTGTAAAAACTAAAGACCAATCATCAGATGATAAAGGTGATGAT